GGGAGTTTGGCGGGAAGAACCTTGACCAAAAGCACGACAGGCTTTGGTCGGAGTGTGGTTACAGCCAGGAGATTACAGCAGCAGATTTCCGCTTTGCCTACGAGCGATATCCGTTAGCTACAGCGGCGGTTAACCTTGTGCTCAATAAGTCGTGGCAAGGTATGCCCACCGTTCTTGAGCACAATGCTGATGACGAGGCAACATCCAAATGGGAAGTTTCGGTAAACAAAATCCTCAAGAAGTCAGCTCCATTTATCAAAGATGCTGATAAGCGCAACCTGATCAACCGCTACTCAGGCTTGCTGCTTCAGATAAATGATGGCGGCCAATGGAGTGATCCTGTTAATGTGACCAAAACAGGCAGAATTAAAGATGCGGCAATCGTTAGGCTAATCCCATGCTGGGAGGAGCAGTTGCGCGTTTCTCAGTGGCAAAATGACGAGTCAAAGGAGGACTACGGACAGCCTTTGATGTTCGAGTACCAGGAAAGCGCCGTTGATGATTTTGATAACGATGGTAAGCCAAAGCGATCGGTTAAAATCCACCCTGACCGCATTATTACTCTCGCAGAGGGTAGTTTCGATGGGAGCATATTCTCTGGCATTCCTCTGCTTCGAGCTGGATTTAACGCTTTAATAGACTGCGCCAAAATTACCGGAAGTTCAGCGGAAGGGCTCCTCAAAAACTCATCACGTCAATTATCTATATCCTTCAACAAAGATAATGTATCTGTGCAATCCCTTGCGCAGCAAATGGCCGTTACGGTAGAGGAGCTGCCAGATATCCTTAATGAAGATATAGAAAGAATAAATAGCGGGATTGACGCTGCGATGTTTGGGTTTGGCAATGATGTGGATGTGCTGTCAGTAACCATGAACGACCCTGAACCGTTCATGTACGTAGCGGCCAGCCAATTTGCTTCATCCGTAAATATTCCTCTTAACTCATTGCTCGGTAGTCGCAGCGGCGTACTTGCGTCCGCAAATGATGAGCAGTCACTTGCCATGATGGCAATGCAGCGTCGTGACGGGTGGCTCGATTATCTTATTTCTGTGTTCGTCGAGCGTTTAATTAAATTCGGCATCATCGACAAAGCGCCAGAGGCCGGATATTACTGCAAGTGGAATGACTTGCTGGAGCCTACGCAGAACGACAAGGCAGAATTGATTGTCAAGCTGGCGCAAGCTGCGCAGAGCGCTGCGAATGCAGGTTTGGACCCAATCCTGACGGCAGATGAAATTCGCTCATTCCTTGGCCTTGATCCAATAAAATTACCAGGCGGCATGAGTGAGGATGACCCATCACAAGAGGAGTGATGATATAATAAATGTGCAGCTAGGGGGCGCCCGAAAAGATGAACGTAGACATCCTGCTGCATCCTCAGTCTACGAACCTACTACGAGGTTAATCATGGCAAAAAGACTCACCACGGAAGACTTCATTTCTCGCGCCAGGCAAAAACATGGCGATAAATACATTTATGATAAGTCTGTGTTTTCTGGAACGAAAAAACAAGTAACGATAACCTGCAAAAAACATGGCGATTTTACTCAAAAAGCGGAATGCCATCTTGCTGGTTACGGCTGCGAACTTTGCGCCAGAGATGTTCGGGCAAGAAAGTTAATGACATCAAATGATGAATTTATCTCTAAAGCTAAAATGGTTCATGGTGATAAATACTCATATGACAAGTGCATATACTCAGGAAATCACAGGAAGGTGTTGGTAACATGTCAAAAGCATGGTGACTTTTCACAACAACCGGCAAACCATCTATCAGGAAATGGCTGTCCATCATGCAAACTTGAGCTCCTGTCTGAAAAGTTCAGCGATAATAAAGCCTCATTCATAACAAAAGCAAGAGCAATTCACGGAAGAAGATACTCATACGAGAAAGTTAATTACATGAAAAGTTCAATAAAAGTGTGTATTACGTGTCATATCCATGGCGATTTCTATCAGACACCTAACTCGCACTTGTGGGGGTCCGGTTGCAATAAATGCACAGCTTATGGGTTTAAACCTGCAAGTGTATATGTGGCTGAAATGGATGGGGCGTGCAAGATAGGTGTAAGCAACAACACTGAAAGAAGAATGAAAAGCATATCAAAATCAGCAGGGAAAACTGTCGCTGTGGTTGCTGAGTACTCATTCCCATCATGGGCTGACGCGAGAAAGGCTGAATCAATGATACACAAAGAAATAAAACATAAAAATGCAGGGTTAACCGGATTTGATGGGTCGAGAGAATTTTTCAATATATCAACCCATGAGGCGGCCGAATTGGTTTTAAAGCATGGAGGAAGAGTGAAATGAAAATCCTCAGACTTAACGCCCGCCTGCCACAGCCAAGGGTATCGCAAAGCCTGACTGACCCGTTAGGATCAGCGCCACGGCTTAATAAGATGGATAAGGATATCGCCTCCAGATACAAACGCATTCGCGCGGCTCTTCTTGAGCTGTTCCGCAGCATTCCAGTAAGCGAAAGGAATGCTGAATCAAGTGGTAATTATTATTATGATTTCAGCGCCTCGCGTGCTGCGTCGTTCATGGATGAACTGCAACGCCTGCTTGACCAGTTTTTGCTTGAGGGCGATACATTCGACCATGGGCAGATGTGGGCCAATATTCATATTGGCGACGCATGGGCCGCCGGAACTCAAAAAGCAAACTCAGAACTGTCAAGCCTGTCAAGTCTCTACGCTGAACAGCGACCTATGGCAGCCATCCTGTATAGCGAGCCATACCTTAACCGTCTGCAACTGGCGTACACTCAGGGGTACTCAGACTGGTCTGGGCTGAGTGACTACACCAGGCAGCAGGTTGCATCGGTTGTAATGGAGGGCATTGCCCGCGGCGCCAACCCTCGTGACATTGAAGACGATATCGTCAAGCGCGCCGACGTATCTCATAGTTACGCACGTTCTATCGCGCAGACCGAGATAACTGGCGTACTGCGTGAGTCAAATCGCAAGGAAGTGATTGAGGCACGCGAGACGCTTGGCATTGAAACCATCATGCTCTGGCAGTCGGCACTGATGAAAACCACTCGTGCCACTCATGCCGCGCGTCACGGGAAGTATTACACCCCCGAAGAGATTGATGAGTTCTACAGCGAAGGCGCAAACCGCAGGAATTGTCACTGCGCTCAGATACCTGCATTAGTGATGGATGGCAAGCCGGTGATACTTGAGAGGACGCAGGAAAAGCTCGATAAGCAGCGTGAGGCGTGGCAGGATACACACAAGAAAGCCGCCTGATGGCGGCCTCTGTCAAATATTACTTTTCTTGTTGTGAAGGGTGCGCATAGACTCAAGCCATTCTATTTTGTTCATTTAAATAAACCTCTCTAAGTTCACCCATCACGCTCAGCCATGCTGCATGCTCATCCATGCCGCGCATCACCAGCCTTACGTAGCGATTACGGGCCTTAAACATCAGTAGCGGGCACATTATTTGTCGCCCACCGTTGACAGGCAGACTTCACGGGCGACAGCGGCCACTTCTTTCGGTGTCTTGTCTGTCATTTTGTATGCCCCATCAACGATGGCCTTGCTGAGTTGGTTAAATTCAGCGCCATACTGGCCTCCAAAAGAAACAATCAGCGCGAGCTGCTTTGATACGCCAGCATCACGGGCTTCTGCTGCCGCTTCACCGAGCTCACCAACTGCATTGCAAAACTCGCCAGCCGACGCACCAAATGAAGCCATTGCGAATACTGCTGCTGCGATTAATTTTTTCATTTTTTACTCTCCTGTGTTTGTGTATCTACATCATCGCTTACGATTCAATCTACGTCAAGACTATTGTGATAAAATAATCTGCATCACCGGAGGTAAAAATGAAACTATCGCAGCGTGGCATTGATTTAATTAAACAATTCGAGGGTTACAGCTCGAAGGCATATCCAGACCCAGCCACTGGCGGAGCGCCGTGGACTATCGGTTACGGTACAACCAAAGGCGTTAAGCCAGGCATGGTTATCACCGCACAGCAAGCGGAAAAGATGCTGCGTGACGACGTAGCGAAATTTGAAAGCGGCGTCTCGTCACTCATCACCGCCCCAACAACTCAGGGCCAGTTTGATGCAATGGTGTCGCTGGCCTATAACATCGGCCTTGGTAACTTTGGCAAATCAACCCTGCTGAAAAAGCATAATGCCCGCTGCTATACCTGCGCTGCTGACCAGTTCCGGGTATGGAATCGCGCTAATGGCAAGGTCATGAACGGACTGACCAAGCGCCGCGCAGATGAACGTCAGGTCTACATGTCATGAGGCGATTAACTAACTGGCTTATCGGCATTTGGGCGTCATTCTGCTCGCTGATTCAGCTCTGGCCTGATGCTATGGTTCACGTATGGGCATTCATGCCGGAAGACTTAAAGTCTTCCATTCCACCGATTGCGGTCAAGGCGATCAGCTACAGCATCCTTATTGCCTCGCTGTTTGGAAAAATGCACGGTATGAAGAAAGAGATTAAGGCGCTGAAAAATGATTCTGCAAATCCTCAAGGCTAACTGGAAAATCATTGCGGCTATCATCGGTGTCGCACTCCTGGCGCTGATTATCTACGGAAAGTGGGTCAATTACGGGAAGGCGAAATATCACTCTGGATATCTGGCCGCCGTGGAGGCGCAGAAGGTCAAAGACAAAGAGGCAAGCGAACAACATGAGCAAGACAAAAAGACCATCGAACAGGAAGCGCAGAGTCGCATTGATGCCGCGCGCGCTGATGCTATTAATGCTGCTGCCAGCGCTGACAGGATGCGCGAAGAAACAGATCGAATACGCAAGCTCGCAGAGCGTTATACCGGAACTCAGCCAGCGAGCATATCAACCAGAAAGGTCATCGTTATGCTTACCCAATTGCTTGACGAGAGCAACGATTCTTATCGACGAACAGCGGAAGAAGCTGACAGGTATTACAACTCTGGATTGACATGCCAAAAACAGTACGAATCACTAATAAAATGATATAATCTCAATTGCAGCTAGTCCGGCCAGACGAAAAGCGATTGGTTATCGCCTGCTGCATCACTTCAAACCACCTTTAACCGAGGACTCAATGATGCTTAATCAAGAATACATAAAAAAGATACTGCATTACTCACCGTCAAGTGGTTTATTTTACTGGAATAAGCCTGGTAGAAAGATTGATGGGAAAATAGCAGGTAGCCGCAAGCGCAATGGATATCTACAAATAGAAATTGAGCGCAGAAAGTTTTACCTTCACAGGTTGGCTTGGCTATATGTATATGGCGACATGCCACATGTTGAGGTGGATCACATTAATGGAGTTAGGGATGACAACAGGATTTGCAATCTAAGGCTTGCGAGTAGATCTCAAAATGGAATGAACACCATCAAGCCAGCAACAAACACATCAGGAATCAAGGGCGTTAGTTGGGATAAAAGGAATAATAAATGGTGTGCTCAAATAAAGATAAATCAAAAAACCGTATGGCTTGGCAGGCACACATCAATTGAATCGGCATCTATGGCTATAGAACGAGCCAGGATGAAGCTTCACGGAGATTTTGCTTGCAACGGCGTGAGACAAGAGAAGCAGGATTGACTTGTGAGGCTCAGTACAACTCTCTGCGCAATAAAAAAGCCCCATAAAGGGGCTTTGTTTTAAATTAGTTCCACGGAGTTATGCATAAAGCGCCTCCATTTTGTAACCAAACATGATTGCGTTTTGATGCTCAACACTACCAGCAAACGCCAGATAGCGGCGCCCACGATTGCTGGTGATGATGTAGGCCTTTGGTACTCTATTCTGCCTTACCGGCATTATTTACCAGCCTCCTCTGTCACTTTATCATTGGCGGCAGCGCGAAACAGAGTCGCGGTCAGATAAAATCCACCAAGCCAGAAATAACCAAGCGCGAACATCACTGCTATTTCGCAAAATGTCGTCACAACCTGGTATTTATGATGAATCCATAGCGGCTTTTTGTAGCGAGCAACGGATTTATCAAGCAGGTCTTTGCTTGACAGCAAGCCAACCGATGCAATGATTGACGCAATCGACATGAACCAGAAAAAAGCCATTGCCATATTGTATGCATACACATTTTGCATAAACAGGCCGAAGTAAATCAGCGGCCACGTCAGGAAGATATCCCATGCGATGTTTTTCAGGAGTCTTTTCATCACTCATCGGCCTCATAATTATCATAAAAGAAGTCACTAACCGCCACGCCGCGCTCATATGCTGAATGCGCAACGCTATTCTCCGCAATATCGCAGAAATCAGGGTTATAACCGTTAATTTCCAGCATTGAAACGAGCTGCTCCTGCCACTCCGTCCATGTTGCATCTCTTTTAGTGCTTCCGAAATCCGCCATCACTTCACCTCCCCATTCAGTTCATTAACAATTAATGTTGCATAGCCAGCAATGTCTTTCCAGCTGTCGTCATATGTCGGGTCGCCATTCAGGATTCGACCTATTTTATGCTGAATCATGTCGAGCGCTTCCTTCTGGCTCGCCATCAGGTTGTTCCAGCCGTCAACGTCGCGCATGGTGTCTTTCAGTGACTGCATGATTTCTGCGCCGTCTTTGAATTTGCCATAGCGATTGCCTCGCTCGGTGATGAGGGCTTCTGTTTCATCACTGCCGCCAATGTTGGCATCATGCCACTTGCCGTCCATTATCAATTCACCAGCTTTCACGCGGCATCCTGGTGAACTGTCGCATCCATTCAAATCATCCTCGTCGGTGATTGGCTCACGATGAGCGACAACAATATCACCAGCCTTTTCGATATCCTTATCTCGTCCTGCATAATCCGCGCTGAGCCAGTAGATTTTTCCACTGGTTGCCGACCTCACAACCAGGACTGCATCTTCATGGCCGTTAAAATAATCAGCGCTTCCCTTCAGGTATTTGTATTTCATCACTCACCTCTCAATGTAACCTTGTTTTTTTCATCCACGCTGAAGTGTTCGCGCACAAACGAATACATTTTTTCAGCGCTCCATTCACGCATTGCTACATAGCAGTGCGCGTAATATCTGACATCTCGCAGGCTTAACGGCTGGCGCTTAGCGATAATCTCAGTCAGTACTTCCAGTGGTTCTTTGCGTTGTCTCGCCATCTCGTCTCTCCTGTGAAAATCATCTTGACGAATCTACGTCAATTAGTCAATACTAGGTGTTGTAGATTATAACATCTTAATGCGAGTGATGTGGATATGAACTTTATTGACTTGTTTGTTTACGAAAACGGCAAGCTTTACTGGAAGGTTAAGCCGTCAAACAACGTAAAGGCTGGCGCAAGGATTGGGTGCCTGGAGCCAACGACAGGTTATCGAAAGGTAAAAGTAAAATACACCCAGACATATGAGCACAGGATTGTTTGGGAGCTATTTAACGGACCAATACCGGAAGACATGGAAATTGATCACATCAACCACATCAGAGATGACAACCGAATAGAGAATCTCAGGCTTGTTAACAGGAGAGAAAACACGAGAAACAGTTCAATCAGGAGCGACAACACCAGTGGTGTTGTTGGTGTTTGTTTTGATAAAAAGCGCGGCAAGTGGTACGCGCAAATAGTCTTAAACGGAACAAGGCTGCACTTAGGTCGCTTTTCAGAAAAGAGCGAAGCAATAAAGGCCAGACTTGAAGCTGAAATGAAATATGGTTTCCATGAAAACCATGGAATCAATAGGCCAAAAAGAATGATAAAAGGTGGTGTGGAATGAAGAAGTGGCAGGAGGTGACAGAGGTTCATAAGCGCGATTGCCGGGAGACTCTGCAAATGCTTAATGTGCCAGAGTCAATCATTAAATCTATCGAGCAGCGCATTGACCTGGCTGCTATGGAGGCCGCCCATGAAGCCGAGGAAGCGCAAATGTTGTCATGGATGGACAGAACTCTACCGGGCGTTTTACATCGTGGTAAGACTACCGATTGAAGATGATGACGGGTATCTGCATAACCATAGTCAGGTACTCAAATATTATGGCGTTCACTATAAAGTGCTGATGGAGAGAAAAAATGACTACTGATCAGGTGTATGAAAAAGAGTTGCTGAACAAGCTGGAAGAACTCGACCGCACTCGCGCTTGGGTCGAAAGCGAATTGCGCGAGGTTCGCAACCGTATGCAACGGCAAGTTAACCGCGAAATTATCGAGTGGCGAGAAGGGCGCCCGCATTTCAGCAATATTGGTGAATGGGTGGCGAAATGAAACCAATGATGAATGATGAAGGGTTGCTGGAGTGTCCTTTTTGCGGTAGCAATGATGCTTACAGCGATAGTCAGGGAGACGATTTTTTCGTTGCCTGTGCAGAGTGTGGTAATGGAACTGACTACTGGCCATTGCTGGATGACGCCGTAAAGAAATGGAACACCCGAAACGGCCACCTCTATACCGCTGACGACTACAAACAGGATGCACTGGAGCGCGCAAATGGACTTTAAAACGCAAATACTAACGGTGATAGAGCGCTGCGGCGGCGCAACCAATGCCATGATACGCAAGCAGACTGGCATGACAAACCGTGCCAGCGTTACCGGCTATCTGATTGAGCTGGAGGGTATGGGATTTATTATTAAAGAGGAAGCAATTAGTCATGGTCGGCGCTGCTTTAAGTATTTCCTCAATCCCGATAATACCGCGCTTGACCTTGCAATTCAGACCTATCTTGAGGCGAATCCAGGGCGCAAGAGCAAGCAGATAGCGGAGGCTGTCGGCGTCAACTACACCATCCTCAAGGCGCGCATGCGCTATCTGGCAAGCATTGGTCAGGTTGATCGTGAAATGCTTCCCGGCGGCGCGTGGAAATATTACTGGCAGGAGATCATCCCATTTGGCATGAGCCGTGACAGGATGATGTTTGAAAAGCTGCTTGCCGGGGCGCGCCAGTCATGTGGGCGGTAAAGCATAAATCAGGAACCGTGCTGTTTGTCACCAATTGTGAACGCACAGCCAATAATCGCAGAGAGATGGGGTGGATAGTGGAAGAAACAGAATGCCAGCACGAATGGGTTAGCAAAGGAAGCTATCCAGATATTTATTATGTATGCATGTGGTGCGGAGAGTGTGCTGATGACGAAAATGACGAGTAGAGAGCAGTTTGAGGCGTGGTTTGAAAAGTGGTTTGGTGACAAACCATTATCTGGATGGAGTGAGTTATGGTGCGGTGACGGGTACTCGTCAGAAACAATTGATGCAATGTGGGAATCATGGCAAGCATCACGGCAAGCGGTTGAAATTGAGCTTCCGGCTATCGAAGATAAAAGATGGTATTCATCATCCAATGGCAAGTTTAGAGAGGTTGGTTTTTATCTTGCTGTTCGTAAAATCATTATTAGTCACGGGTTGAGGGTGAAAAAATGAAACTACAACTTAACGAAATCATGGAAGCAACAATCAGCGAACTGGATGACATTGATATGACGCTTGCCTTTGAGATTGAGGATATCGAGCGCCAGCTTGCTGGCAATCAAAATGGAAATAAGGTATGGAGAGAGAAAGCCATGAAGGCAAAGGGACATATGCAGCGCACCCGCGCACTGGTTCGCACTCGCCTTGATAAGCTCTACTACGGCGAAGACAGAATGTTGCACGGCGCCATTCTGGCTGAAATCCGCAAAACGATGCCTGTCGGTAAATTCATGGATGCCGTAAACCGCGCAAAAGTTAACTGCGGAATGTTAAATAAGAATAGTCCTCAATAAATTCTCTTCCGTGGCTGTTACCTTGCATTCAGGAGGTAGCAGCCATGCCAATCATACTGATATCATTCTTTGCTACTCTTTTCGCTTTTACCGCGTCTCCGCTTTACCTTCTCGCGTCCGTTTCGTGGTGCATATTCATGGTGTGTTATAATCCGGGCATAAAGTAAGCGCGGAGAAAGGTCATGATTGTCAAAATTGGCGACAAGTGGGTCGTTAAATCTAAGGATGGCTCGCACCAGTTTGGCGAGTACGACACCGAAGAGGCGGCGAAAAAGCGCCTTGCTGAGGTGGAAGCATTCAAGCACATGAATAATAAATTACAGGTTAACATCCTGTACACCATCAACTCAGCCAGCAACATCGGTGAAAAAATCATTGATGGCGAACCGCACTATGTCATCAAGAATGTCGTGCCGGTGGTGGATGATATTGTCATGAACGGCGGCCTGTACCCTGGCGATGAGATTAAAAAATCATTCCATGGTCTTGATGGAAAACCGGCACCATATGACCACCCGAAGATTGACGGCAAATACGTATCGGCCAACATGACGCGGGCCGCCAATCAGTTCGGCGTTGGTGCATGGATTGAGAACTCATCCCATGACGGCAGTAAGGTGCTGGTAGACCTTTATATTAATAAGGTTGTAGCCGAGCGATCTGATAAGGGCCGGGAGTTGCTTTCGAGAATTGATGGCCTCAAAGTTAACAGCGCTGACGCTGAGCCTGTTCAGGTGTCTACCGGCCTGTTACTCAACCGTGAGCAGGCATCAGGAACTTCCAAGGGTAAAAAATATTCCTGGATTGCCCGGAATATGGAGTGGGACCACCTCGCCATTCTTCCGCCTGGTATTCCCGGTGCTGGCGGCCCTGCTGATGGTGTCGGTATATTTGCTGCTAACGGAGAAGACATTGAGCGCGTTGTAGTTAACCTTGAGGAATCGGCAATGCCAGACGAAAGCGCAAACAAAATCAAATGGTGGCAGCGTGCAATCAATCGCCTTACTGGCAATCAATTGTCATTCACCGATATTACCGCGCAGCTCCACAATATCATCAAGGCCGAGATGTCAGACGACTCATGGCCTTATATCGTCGCCGTTTATGATAATTACTTTGGCGTTGAGATTGACGGCACCATTTATATGCAGTCCTACATCGTCCGTGAGGATATGGTAGAATTAGTCGGCGAACGGGTTAAGGCTGTTTATAAGACAGAGCTTGAACCGGTAAAAACAACTCAAGGGGAAATCTCAATGACTAACGAGGAATTACAGGCTGTATTAGCCGATGCCCTCAAACCGGTTCAGGAATCGTTGACCGCAGTCAACCAGAAACTGGCCGATGTGGAGGCGCAAAACAAAACCCTGCGCGACCAGCTGCAAGCCAATGCCGCACAGGAAGAAACCGCAATGCGCGCCGCCATTATGGCTGAGCTGAAGTTGCCGGAATCTGCTGTTAATGCGCTGACTGGCGAAGCACTGCGTGAAACCTATGCACTCACCAGTAAAGCGGCTCCGATTTCCGGCGGGTTCCAGCCGAACCGCGCCGAAGAAGATTTTGATATGGAGGCACCTGAATAATGGCTACTATCCGTTATGGCACCATCATCGGCGGCCCGGCCCGCAAAAATGACCCGCAGATTCGTGAAGGCATCATGAAGGCAGCGTTGAAGCCGGGCGCACTGGTTGACTTCGATACTGCCGATGACAAAATCATCGCACACGCTACCGCTGGTGGTCAGGGTTTCCCTTATGTGCTCCAGCATAACTACCTCGGTGGTGGTGATGTATCTGAAGATGTTCCCGCTGGCGCTACTGGCATGGCTGTGCAGTGTGAATTTGGCGTCACCTATCACGCACTGGTTGCTAAAAACTCCCAATTGAAGAAAGGCACTCCGCTGGCAAGTGATGGCACTGGTGCGCTGAAAGTTGCCGCTAATAAGGAAAATATCCTGTTCTATTCCGATGAAACTTATACCGTTGCCTCTGATGGCGCTGAGCTGGTTGCAGTTCGTCGCGCTGGCAATGCTTCCATTCCTGCTGGAGAAATGTAATGGAAAAGATTATTTTTACCAAAGACTTGGTAGCCAACTCCGCAGTAGTGGCTGACCAGTGGAAACATCTGACCATCGACCGCAAGATGTTCTGCAATGCAGAGGCTGAGCTGGCGAAAACCTACGGTGTGAACGCCACCGCGCTGGTAACGAAAGATTACTGGCGCGACGTGGATAACGTCACCACCCGCGTTTTCCGCAACGAAGCTGGTCAGGATATGATGGCTGACCTGATGGGTATCGCGGCAAACATCAACATCGGTAAGACCGTGGCAATTAGTCGCATTGCTTCCGATGCTGGTAAGGTCGTCCGCACCCTGTCTGGTCAGGAACCGGAAGATTTGGATAAAACTCGCTACGATTACACTGGCGATGTGATTCCAATCTTTAAGACTGGATACAGCCGCGAATGGCGCGAACTGCTGGGTATGCAATCTGAAGGTTTTGACCCGCTGCTGGATGACCAGGCTAACGTCACCTTCAACCTGCGTTCCGACATGGCGCAGTACCTGCTGACCGGCGACCAGACTCTGAACGTGAACGGCGTGTACACTGGTTACGGTATCACCAACCACCCGAACACCATTCAGGTTAACCTGAGCACCGATTCCCCCGGCCTGGATATCGACCTGCAAACCGCAACGCCAGATAAAATCGTGACCTTCTTCAATCAGGATTTCCAGGCTATTCTGGATGCGCAGAACGTATTTGAGCAGGTGACTCTGTGGGTTTCCCCGGCAGTGCGCCGCAGCTTCATGCGTCCGTATTCTGATGCGGCCGGTTTCAAAGGCGGCACTGTTGAGCAGTACATCACGCAGTTCGGCAATGGTCGCATCGGCAAGATTGGCACCAACTTCCTGCTGACTGGCAACCATTTCGTTGGTTACGTTCGCAACGACATGTACATCCGTCCGCGTGTTGCTCAACCTGTTTCCACCTACGCAGCAGCCCGTACCAACCCGCACGATAACTTTAACTTCCTCGTGTGGTCAGCTTTTGGCCTGCAAATCCGTAAGGATTTCAATGGTCGAAGCAAAGTTTTCAACGGCTACGGCACGCAAACCGCGCTGTAAAAATAAAGGGGCGAAAGCCCCTTTTAACTATCAGAGGTTATCATGGCTAAATACGAAGTTATCGCCAGCGGAATCTTTGTCAAGGATAAAGACGGTCGCCTGCGTGAGCTTGCTATTGGCGATATCATTGACGAATCAAGCCCGCACATTGAGTCAAAACTTCGCCCGGTTAGTGAGAAGATTCTGGAAGTGGCAACCCCACAAGAATCACAGCCAAAGGCGAAGAAAACTAAATAGAAAAGCCCCGCGAGGGGCTTTGGTTTATTTTAGCGTGAACCAAACCTTATCTTCTTTTTCATGCAAGTGGTCGCGCTCTTTTGGTTCTGGAAAATCCTTTGGGGCTAACCCCATCTCGCAAGCAGTATCAAAAGAAACATCATCTTCGTCAATGCTGTCACTCATCACTAAATCCTCATTGGCATAACGATAACTTTGGCAGTCTCGCCAGTAGGCGCACTGATGTTTGCGACGGCGGCGTTGATGTTGCCATTCAGGTCAAAGCGAACCGCCTCAAATTTCGGGTTAAACAGCTTTGCCAGCTTCTCTACATCTGCCAGATATTTGGCGTTGAAGCAGATTTGCTCTGTTGCCGCAGTCTGCTTTGGGATAACACGATCAATGTCAGGGAATCGGCCATTAATCTCAGAGCAGATACCTGCGCCTACCATGATTTCATGTTCGTCATGGTAGGTGACAATGTTTGTTTCAGTGTCCAGTAACGCATAGGAATAACGCTTAGTTGGCGACTTGCTTACTGACACGATAACGTTATCTTTCAATTTATTTTCATGCTTACTGGCAATCATGGCGCGATGACCGTCAGTAGCGGCAACGCGACCATCAGGCATAAAGCAAATGCCATTCAGGTAATAGCGAACATCCTGTTTGGCCTGGAACATCAACGCGCCTTCAAGAATTAACTTGCTGATTTTTAATTTCATCACTTCACCTTTATCATGTGTTGTTTTGCAACCTTCAGGCATTCATCGAAAATCTTGCCCTTCTTTTCACTCTGGTTGCGCCTGTAGTGGGTAATTGCAGCCTCTATGGCCGCGTTGTCGATGCCTGGCAGTTTTTCGCGCAGGTTTTTCTCTATGAATTGTTCGGGGTTCATTATTTAACCTTTTTAGAATCATGATCGCAGCCAATCATTTGATGAAAAACCCACGGAGCAAATCGACCAAGACCTATTCCAGTGCGCTCGCTTATGCTCCATACAGCAGCCCACAGCATGCGCCAGATGTTAATCATCACAACTTCTCCAGAATAGCCAGAACTTCACTTAACTCAGCGGAAGGAAGGCGCAAAAATTCTTCCGTTTCCTGTGCCACGTGGCCCTCAGCGACAACCATGTGATCTGCTTCTTTCAGCAACTGAATCAGGCGGTCAATCGGTTTAACTTTTTTTGCCTTGAGCGTTTTCGCCGTCACCTTATCCTTGCCCTGCGCTTTCGCTTCCTCAACGGCAGCATCAATAACGTTAACGGCATCATCTCCATGCTCGCGCGCCACTGCAACAGCGTTGGCATAGCTGATTTGGCCTGCGTTGATACGTTGCTTGATGGCATCAGGTACGTCACCAAGTGACAGGTGCATTTGTACATCAGAAACTGAGCGGCCTACCTTTTTGGCGATTTCTTCATTCGTCCATCCGAAGCCTTTCAGGCGCACATAAGCCTTTGCACGCTCAAGCGGGTCAAGCTGCTTTCCCTGACTGGAAGACACCATGAAGGCGATTTTATCCGCTTCATCGCCGGTGAAGTCTTTGCACTCAATGCGCGCAATTGGTACGCCGCGCTCAATAGCTCGCAGCGCGCCAAGATAACGATGCTGGCCGTCAAGAATCTTAATGCGCTTTCCGGCAGCATCAGGAATAACAGTTAACGCCGGGATTGGCTGTCCTGATTCCCAGCACTGCGCGAAGTATTCAACGTGCTGCTCATCGGCTTCGCGGATGTTGTACCCCGGCTCAAGATAAAGCTGGTCGACAGGAACCTGATAACCTTTGTTGACCACGATTCCGCCGCGAGTTTCTTTGTCTGAGTAAATTTTTCCGAGAGATGTCATCTTTTCCTCACTTTGATAAACAGATTGCGCTGGCAATGGCGAATCCGATAACGATTAATGCCAGCTTTATTTTGAACTTATCCCACGCTTTCAGGTCTTCTTTGCGGATTTCGTGGCGGATCATTGTGATTCTCCGATGGCTTTAGCAATTGCGGCATAAGCCTTGCTCAAAGCAGTGGCATTCCTTTTTGTTGGCGTAGTGAAGACTACAAGCATCTCCAGAGCCTCCAGCAATTCCGGCGCAGCGGCCATCATTCGTTGGTTGGCAACTTGAACCTCAACTTCAGGGTCAAACTCAACCCAGCCGACAGGAATAATCATTCCATAAGACTGGTCGTCCTCTGTTGATTTTGGCCCTATTGCCCTGCTGTTATCTCCAAACCACGGCCCCGGCGTACCTTTGAATTCATTCATCTTCATCACCTCTAACATTTATTGTTGTTTCTACGTCATCACTATAGCGACACCCTCAATCTACGTCAACACTTTATGATAAAATTAAACCAACAATACTCATCCCGCGCTGTTCCGTCCTGAAAAACGTAAGGCGGCGAAATTGGATATAGCAATCGGCGTTATCGTCATAGCGTTTTCGCTGGTTCAGGTGTACAGATGCTGGAAGTTCATCATTCGGAGAATAATTAATGAGAGACGCGCTTCAGCACGCCGCAAACCAGATAATTAGTGGCACTGTCGGCCAGGTAATCGACAAAGCCGGTTATACGTCCATTGGTACGGGCCTTGGCCTGAAGGTGGCGGAGCAAACGCCAGTAGCGCAATCATACATTGCCTCAATGATCCCCCATTCGATTACCGAGTGGGCTGCGGTAGCTTCTATACTTGGCGCGCTGTCACTGGTGGCAAAAAACCTTTTTGAGATGTGGTGGAAGATTCGGGAGAGCAAAAAGAATGGCAGCACCGACAGAAAGTGAACTTGTCGCCGCCATGGCGTCAAGAGGCGTAACCATCACCACGGCGGACGCAACGGGCATCCTGTGCCTGGTGGCGAGCATCACAGAGTGCCTTGAGCTTAATTACCCTGAAGATACATGCAGGCAGGATGCAATTCTGCTATGGGCATCTATCCTGATCGCCTCAAATACGGCCGGGAGATACATTACCAGCCATCGGGCGCCATCTGGTGCGTCGCAGTCATTTGGCTATGGCAGCAAGCCGTGGATGGCCCTTTACAATCAGATGAAACTACTCGATACGGCAGACTGCACAGGCGACCTTGTGGAAGAGCCTGATGGAAGTGCAAAGCCGTGGTTTCGGGTTGTCACCGGGAGTAAGTGCAAATGAAAACGTCAACATTAACTGTAAATATCGCAATCCGTAAATGGTGCATGCCGTTGCTGGTTATTCTGGTATTGCTGCGCCTTCCTGTTCCGCGCTGGATTTATACTCTTGAGGCCGCACCATGTCAGCAATAGCGAGATGGAGCTATACGCAGCCATGCACAATCTGGCGGCTTACTGGCAAAGATAAGTATGGCAAACCGACATTCGCCGCCCCAGAGTCCATCATGTGTGATTATGGCTTCGATAAGAATCTGACTACCGGCACTGCTGGCAATGAGATTGCACAGAAAAACACATTCTGGACTGAATACCAGGATGCGTCTGTTGGCGACTTCATCATGCTTGGCACCATCACAAGCGCTGACCCGCTGGCCGCCGGAGCTGACCAGATTAGAAACGTAGTGAATTACGGAAATACGCTGGACCGCAATGACCTGCCTGATTTTGCGCTGGTAACGGGGTAATGTATGGCCGCTAAAATGAGAGGTATCCAGCAGGCTATTAAGCGCACTCAGCAGATAGTCGGCGAGATTACTGGTGAAAAGGCTGTGCGGGCCATAAAGAGCGCCAACTTTATTATCCGTACTGAATCGGCTTCTATGACACCAATAGCCACATCAACACTGATAAATAGCCAGTATGACACCGTTGAGGTTAAAGGCACTCGCATAACCGGCAAGATTGGGTATGCTGCCAATTACGCACTGTATGTCCATAATGCACCTGGCACATTGCTGGGTACAAACACGCCACGCACAGGACGGCTCAAAGGGAAGGGAAATGTATGGGATAAGAGCGGCGAGCCTAAATTCCTTCTCAAGGCTGGCGAAAACACACGCGAGCTTGTCGATCAGGTAATTAAAAAAGAGATGACGCTAAAATGAGAGATATGCTTGAGCTTGTTGACCAGTACCTTAGCGATGCCCATCTTTATGACGGGTGGACTAATCAGCTTGAGTTCTGGAACGATAGCGAAGTTGGCACAGACCGGTTTATGGTGCTGCAATCCAATGGCGGCACGAACGTAAGCAAAGGGCTCGGCGGCGATTACTATTTTTCGCTCTATGTTGTCGGCCAACAGGGTCAGTACAACATCGAGGAGACAAAAGCAAAAGCGCTTGATGTCATCGCATACATCAAAGAGCATCCAGTTGATAGTTGCATTGGCATGATTCAGTTGCAGGCGCCGCTTGGTCGTCCAACACTCACTACAGAGCAGAGACCGGTTTATGAGTTGTTGCTGAGGGTTGTTTTTGGTGAGTGATGGTTCCCGCGACAGGATTCGAACCAGTGACCTACGGATTAGAAGTCCGTTGCTACTATCCTGCTGAGCTAATGGTGCGTTGTGTTGTTTGTTCGAATCTACACCACCAATCAAAACCTGTCAACATGATATAATGCGATTGTTTAGCTAAACAGAGAGGATTCTAAACATGGCTATTTGTGCAAATGATAACGGCATCATCACAGGTCGCCAGTCGCTCATCGAGCTGGCTGATGGCTGCTGGGATGCCGTGCCAGCAGAGGAAGACTGGAAGTTTTTTGCTCCCATGACCTCAAAAGGCGTCGACTTCAGCCCAAGCACCACTACCTCAGAGGCTGATGATGGCGATGGCTTTGTCGCGACGCTGGTCACTACCGCAGACCTCACCATTTCCGGTGATTTTGAAGTTCGTAAGGCTGACAAGGCTGATGAGTATGGCGTACATAATCTCATCAAGTATTTCGTCACCGAAGTTAAAGCGCGCCGCCAGCCGTCTGTCTGGGTTCGCCAGACCACCGGTAACACCGTTGTTGTGGCTTACTGCAACATTACTGCGCTGAGCTATGATGGCGGCACCAACGACATCATCACCGGCTCGGTTGAATTCAAGCCGTATGATGGCTCTACCGTTGACGTGTCCAGCATCGAAGATTTGACGCTGACTACTGATATCAGTGCAGACAAAAGCGTTGCCACTAACGACAATCTGACGCTCGGTCCGGTAGTTGCGGCTGGCGGTGTCAAGCCTTATACCTACCAATGGTATAAAGACACCTCGCCGATCAGCAGTGCTACTACCGACACGTTCACCAAGGGCGATGCTGCCGCAGGCGATGCTGGTACGTACTTCTGCCGCGTGATGGACTCGGCAACCAGCCCTGATTACGTTGACTCAACCAAGTGTGTTGTTACCGTTGAGTGATAAAGAAAACCCCCGAAAGGGGGTTTATTTTTCCAGCAATGGAGATGCGCGGATTATTTAAAATGGTACCGGCATCAGTATCATCAATGGTCATCACCATCCTCGCTTATTGCGGCATCCAGCTGGCGGCGCAGCATACACAGCGCGCCATGCGGCATAAACTGATTAGCCATGCCATCGAATATCTGGCGGTTTAATTTATTATCAATGCGCGGCCTTATAGCCTTCCAGCACGCTTTAATGCTGCCATTTACCGGGCGACGCTCAAGCATGGCGAGCTTTGCGGATAACTCCAGCGTTACCAGTGCATCAAGATATTGCTCGCAGGCATAGCGTTTTTCGTTATCCATCATCATTTACCATGGTTCTCATGAAAATTATATTTAACCTCCGCCTTTCTCCTTGCTTCAGCGGCCATATTTAAGTCAGAAAACAATCCAAGATGAATCTTTACACCATCAACTTTTATGTTTGAGGCCCATTTTTTATGTTGTTTATCCCATGAAACACCAGTAACACCTGATTTGTTTATTACCCTGAACTTCATGTTGTGATTATTCTCTTTTGGAGTGACAAGTCTGAGGTTATCTATCTTATTGTTTGTTTTGTTGTGGTCTATATGATCAATCTGCATTCCGTCAGGAATTTTCCCATTATGCATTTCCCAGATGATGCGATGAACAAGATGCTTGACGCCATAGATTCCAACAATCTTATATCCATTGCCTCCCACCGTCTTCACCTCGCTTCCGATTTTCACTCTGTTTGAGGTTCTTATCTTCCAGTAAATAGCCCCATCGCAATAATAAAAAATATCTGACCAATCAGTTATCTTCATCGAATGTCACCCCTACCATTGCAAGTAATTTTTTCGCCATTAACTCAGCCTCATCATAGGTGAACCCGCAATCAACGTACAGGTCGATGTAAAATCTCAAATCAGCATCAGTCTCGTTCATATGTCAAACCCTCAATCACCTTATGCTTTCAATCTACGTCAGTCTTGCACTCCCTGTCAATGGTATAATTACGTCATTATGAAAACAGGATTTAGACATGAGACAACGCACACCGCTAACAGAAATCGGAGAAATGCGCATCTCCCTGGATGACAAGTCTTTTTTCTTCAAACCATCATTTGCGGCGATGAATGAGCTTGGCTCACCAAAAGAGATTGTCGAGCTGTATGCTACGCTTAATGGCTATGAATACGCGGCTGTACTTGGCGCCATTCAGTCATTGCCATACGGCGCACAGATTCAGGTGGCAAAAATCCTGTCGCGTCCTGCCTATGGCAAGAAAGTGCTCAGCGCTGCCTGCCTCATCATGCAGTCCTGTTGCGATGATGATATCTCGGTGCTCATTGGATCATGGAAGCCGACTCCGCGCGGTGTTAAGTACGTCACCGGACGAATGCCAGTAAATGACATTATTATTATTGCTCGAAACCTGATGGAGCATGGCATCATCGGCAAGTCTCCGCTCAAGGTTCCTCAGCGCTCGGAAAACCAAAAGCGCACAACCAGTGAGTTGAGAATGTCGGATTACATCATCTCTGCTCGCACTCATTTCGGAATCACCCGCGAGGAAGCCGAAGACCTGACCATGACCGAGTATCAGCAGATGATAAAATCAAAATACCCGGAACCGGAAGGCATGACGCGCGAGCAGTATGATGCGTCTTATGAGCGGGCTAAGCTGAATAAACAGAAAATGAAAGAGAAAGCCGCCAGAAAGGCCGCTAAAAGCAAAGGAGCAAAATAATGGCAGAAACAGTTGGCGGCATTATCTATGAGGTTGGCATTGACACATCTCAGTTAGCAGCTGGCAGTCGTGAATTGCAGTCAATGCTAAATGGACTTAGCGGGAACATGGGGCGACTTGAGGCCAGTGTAAACAGGACAGAGCGCTCTATTGGATCGATGGAACGAACAATGTCCAGCCTTTCTGGCGTTGCCAAGGGATTGTTCGCGGCGCTTTCTGTGCAACAGGTTGCGAGTTACGCCGATGCCTGGACTGAACTAAATAACAAGGTAGCTAACTCGGTTCGTACTGGAGAGACGCAGACCGAAGTTATGCAGCGGATCTTTGATGTTTCACAAGCAACCCAGTCATCCCTTAACGGCACGGCGACTCTTTACGCCAGACTTGAGCGAGGAACCAGGGCGTACAACACCAGCGCGGAAGATTTAGTCCGCCTGACCACTATTATCAACCAGGGGTTTGCAGTATCCGGTGCAACAGCTCAGGAAGCTGAGAACGCAATCATTCAGCTATCACAGGGTATCGCTTCCGGCGTTCTGCGCGGCGAGGAGTTTAACTCAGTGTCAGAGCAAGGCAGCCGCCTCATGGTAGCTCTGGCTGATTCGATGGGTGTTTCTATCGGTCAGTTGAGGGCTATGGCCGCTCAGGGGCAGCTAACAACAGACGTTGTAGTTAAGGGGCTTCTGTCACAAGGGGATGCAATCGGCAAAGAATTTGCCAACACCACCGTCTCAATCGCCAAGGGATTGCAGGTAGCCGGTAACAACGTAACGAAGTTCTTTGGCGAAAACTCGACGGTTAAATCATTTGCAGCAGGGTTCCGAGACTCTGTCATCACAATAAGTGAGAACCTTGAGACGCTGAGCGGCGCCCTTATCATTGTAGCTGGCATAATGGGAAGTCGGTATGTTGGCGCGCTGGCAATGTCCACTGCCGCGAAAATATCAGATATAGCGGCATCAAGACAGCAATTAATAGCTGAGAATCAGCAGGCACAATCTGCACTCTTTGCCGCCAATGCCACCCAGAGAAAAGCTTTCGCTGATAAAGAGGCGGCACTATCATCTGTCGCACTTGCCCAGGCTGAATATAACGTAGCAAAAGGCAGTGCAGCCGAGGCGCTGGCTCTTGATGCTCTTATAGCTGCAAAGTCCAGAGCGAGCGCCGCGTCATTGTCTTTGGCGCAAGCTGAAAACGCACAGGCCGCGGCATCAGCGAGAGCGGCATCTGCGGCCAGAGCAGCTTCGGTAGGGGTTGGCCTTGCCAGAGGGGCGCTTTCATTGATAGGCGGCCCAGCAGGAGCGGCGACGTTAGCAGCGGGGGCAATTTTCTACTTCTGGCAAAAAGCGCAGCAGGCCAGAGAAGAATCCATTCGCTTTGCTGATAGCTTGGATCAAGTTAACGAGTCAATGAAGGCGATGAATAACACCCAGCTAAGGGGGGTAATTGCCGACGCTAATAAGTCTATTCAGGCACAAGAGGAATATGTAAGGGATCTTGAAGACAGCATTGATAAACTTAAAGGTGAGATTGATGACTATACCGCAAGAGGAAAGCTGTTCGGAACAACAATAGATCAAGGAAACGGGTTACTAAAAATCGCATCAGATAAAACTGATGAACTGAATCAAAAATCGCGCGACCTTGCGAACGCCAAGGAAAAACTAGCAAGAACTCAGGAAGCCGCATCTGAAGCACGCAGAACCCTTACAAACAACATGCTCACGTCTATGGGTGTGCATGACAGCCTGATTGAGAAAGGGTCGACTCTTGAGAGAGTGCAAGGAGCGGTGGCAAGAGCATTTGGCCTGACTGCCGATGAGATAAACCGAGCGAATCAGGCCGGGCAAAACTTCAACCCAAAATCCTTGCAGGTGTCACCACCAACAGAAGAAGCTGATAAGATGATTCTCAGCCTTGAGGAGCAGAATCAGCTTTTAAAAATACAGGATGAAAGACAAAGGGCGGTAACAAAAGCACGGCTGGAGGCTCAAAAGGTAACTGATAACCCCAATCAGATAGCAAGGGCTGCTGAACTTGCAGGGCAGATATATGATTTAAATGAGGCCGAGAAAGCAAGGGGTAAAGCGCAAAATGATGCGCAATCAGCGGCGCAAAAAGCAGCCACAGAGCAGGAGAATATCGCCAATAAACTTGAGGAACTCCGCCAGAAGTCATTGCTTACCGCTGAAAGCACAAGAGAGCTTAGCCGCGAACAGTCAATACTGGTTGCTCAGCAATCACTGGGCAAGGGAGCCACTCAGGAGCAAATTAACCTTGCCGGGCAATATGCGGCTAAGGCATGGGATAATGCCAACGCGCTCAAGGCTCAGGCAGAGGCGGAGAAACAAAGGGTAGAAGCTGTCAAGGGATTCGCTGCATTAAAATCGCAGACATCCCCAATGTTTGCCGTTGAAACAAATTATCAGAAGGATTTAGCAGCGCTCAATGCTTACGCGGTGGCTTACCCACAAAAGATAGCGGAGGTTGAACAGGCCAGAGCAGCTATTGAGGAGCAATACCGCCAGCAGCGCCTTGATGCCATGTGGCAGGAGTGGAGCCAGCAGAACGCTGCAACACAAGCGGCTGCTGCTGCATTTGATGCTTTTGGGCAAACCGCAAGCAATGCCTTGACTGGTGTTTTGACCGGCTCAATGTCTGTTAGCGAGGCGCTACAGTCAATCGGCAGCACTGTGTTGAACGCTGTGATTAACTCATTCGTTCAGATGGGTGTGGAGTGGCTTAAATCGGTGATTATGGGTCAGGTTGGGATGACCGCAGCCTCAGCGATGGCAGCGACTCAGGCTCAGATAATCGCAGCAGCTATGGCGCCAGCGGCAGCAATGACCTCGCTCGCTACAGCCGGGGCGAATGCAATCCCTGCACAGGCTGGAATTGTTTCCACCGTTGGTGTGGCTAAAGCAATGTCTGTTGCAGGGGCATTAAAGAATGGTGGACCTGCGCAGGCCGGCTCAATGTACAGAGTTGGCGAGAACAACCTACCTGAGATATTCCAGGCTTCAAATGGACATCAATACATGATTCCCGGAGATTCAGGTAAGGTTATCAGCAACAAAGACCTGACTGGAGGCTCTTCTGGAGGTGGCTTGATTATAAATAATAATGTTTATAATAGCTCAAGCGGAGCAACAGCCACATCAACCGCAACGGATAATGGTGACGGGTCTGTTACAATTGAGACTATCGTTGCCGACATAGAAAATGGCGGCCCTATTTCTCAGGCCATTACCAGCAACACCACTGCAACCAGAAGGGCAACAGAATAATGGCTATAGCTTACCCATCATGGCTACCGCTTGCGCAGCGTGCCAGCAAGAACATGACGACTCAAACCCCATTCCGCAGCGATCAGCCTGCGGTAGGGGCGCCAATATTCCAGAAGTTAACAACTGATATCTGTGCGTCATGGAGCCTTACGTGGGTCTTCACGCTCAGGCAGGAGCGGGCTTTTATCCAGTGGTTGAGAAGCCCAAATTATCTCAACAAGTGCAATGAATGGTTCACGATGGATATCGATCTTGGTGGCAGCGGATTACAGAATCAGACTTTGCACTTTACTGATTACCCCGTGCAGACAAGCATCAATGGCGGCATCGTCACATGGACTGGAAATGTCATCTGTAGAACCCTCAATAACTCCATGGATGAGTTTGATGATGTGCTTGTTGAGCTTGATGAGAGATGGTATAGCTTCCTTGATGAAACTGTAAACAGAGAGCTACCAGAGCATAGCGATTAACAAAACCTGCTAAATTCGCCAAAAATAACTTTTGCGGCGTTTACATATGCATCGTGGGCTTGCTTTGGAGACAAAAACAAGCCCAAATATTTCTGCTTCCCATTTATCTTTATGCTTGCCTGCCACTTACCGCTTTGCTTGTGAAAGCTAACACCTTTGTACCCAGACGTGTTATTCACAGTCTTAATTCTATTCATTGCGTTTTGAGATAGCGTAGCCTCCCTTAGATTGATGATTCTATTATCACTCCTAATGCCATTGATGTGATCTATTGCCCTCGATGGCATCTCGCCATTTACATACAGCCACGCCAAATGGCTTGCTTGATATCTGACTCCATCAATCATTATTGTGATGTAGCTGCTTTTATTTTTCCTTCCGGCAACATCACCCTTTTTCACGGAAAATGATTTATTAACAAGCCATCTAAAAACACCGCTATCTGCGTTGTATGATAGTAACGACCTAAGCTCTTTTTGCGTAATCATGGCTATCTCCAAAAAAGTAACGCCCCTGCCAGGTGGAACATGGTTGCAACAAAACCATACTGGCAAGGGCGTTAAATTTATTGTTGCTTGCTTGCCGTTTCGGGTTCCACGCCTATGCGACATGAGTAGTGTATGATATATACATCAGTATTTCAAGATTTCTTCAGGAGTATCCATAATGCCAACATTGCGTGAATACCAGTCAAAAAGGCCAAACTGGAAGCTGTATGACACCATAACCTTTTATCATTCTTCATTTGGTTATGTCCGGCTAGTCGGTAATGAGTTTTCTGATATTGTGCTTGGCGGTCAGACTTACCAGCCAGTGCGCATGGATGTAACCAGAAGCCAGCAATCGAACACGCCGGTAATCAATGCCACGCTGAAGTTTGCGCGACTGGCTAACGACTTCAAACAATATTTAAAGTTATGGTCAGGCTCTGGACGTATTGAGCCCATCACTGCGTTATACCAGCGTTTTGACGAAACCGACAAAGACACACCATTAAAACCATATACGCTTTATGTGAACGATGTGACACTTGATCAGTCTGATGTAACTGTCTCCATCTCCATAAAAAACCCAATTAATGGCAACGTGGCAAAACTTTATGACATCACAGAATTCCCAGGACTGCGTACCGTTTGACGATTTTGAAAGGATGATGGCTGGAAAGCCATACGTTGACAGATGCTGTCACGTTGATGCAGTGGACTGCTGGGGTCTGGTAGTGCTGTTCTATCGTCTTTGTATGAATGTCAATGTTCATCACGATGATTCATATTCGAATGGTGGAGATTTTGTCACTTGCTTCAATGGGGAAGTTTCATTCTGGAAAGACACAGATCGGCCAAAAATTGGCGATGTGGTGGTTGCCTATCGCGGGAGTCATCCGGTACATGTCGCGCTGTGGTGGGGTCGTGATAAAATACTGCATGCGCGAGAGAAAACGGCAGTCAAGACAGACCGCCTTAAAACACTCGAAAAATTATCAACAAAATTAAGGTTCCTGACTTATGCCGGTTATTCACATTCAGAAGATGCCAGGAGTTCCAAAAGAGACGGGTAATGTTCCTGCTGGCACTAATCTGTGGAGATGGCTGGAGAATTCCGGCCTTCCATCTGATATCAGGATTGCACTGAATGGCTGCATTTTTGGCCCTGATGATGAATTGTCGATATCGTTAAAGAAAAACGATATTGTTAACATTTACTGTCAGCCTCGCGGCGCCATTGGCGACCTTATCAGCACGATACTCAAGCCTGTAACTAAGGTTCTTTCTTTTCTGCTGCCAAAAGCATCAACACCATCGACCAGCACTGGCTCGACGGTTGAATCACCCAATAATAGCCTGAAATCGCAAACCAATATTGCGCGTAACGGAGATGCAAGACCTGACAACTTCGGACAGATAAGGGCATTCCCTGACCTGATTCAGGAATCGCTTTTTGAATACATTGACGATCTGAAGTACGTCACTGAGTTCATGAACTTCGGCCTTGGGAAATACACCATTTCATCGGTTCGCTATGCGGAAACTAATCTTGGTTCTCTGCCAGGCGCCACTCATGTCATCTATAATCCAGGCGATGTGATCGGGCAAATCATAGAGCCTTACCAGTTCGACGGGCTTGATGGTCAGGAGGTTCCAGGACTGAACGAATCAGAAGATACCCCGATAGAGACAGCGACCACAACATCTGTTACAAGTGGTGATTATGCTGGCGGACAGTTGTTAATGGTCATACCAAAAAATACTGATTTCGATTACTTTATGGGGTTGTCTTTACCTCACTCTGTATCATTAACAATAAATATTACCTACAACTCGACATCCGGGCCAGTCACTGAAAACATTCAGCTTAGTGGCAACATCATTTCGGCTGAGGAAACTGAAACTGGCGTCATTCCTGATATTCAGTATTTCTATAATTTCACCTTCAATAACCTGACAGGCGCAAATCTTGGCAACCTGACAGGCGCAACCATCAATAACACTTATTTCCAGATTGTGGATAATGAGGCGCTCGTTGTTGGCCCATATGTTGGAGCCGTGGAATCGACGCAGGTATGGGTTCACGTTCAGTCTGAGCTTGGGCCAACCAGTGGCACGGCAGATTATCTGATCAAGGTATGGGCGGTTGATGACAATGGGGATGCCATTCCTGGAACCGAGGAGCAGCTCGCAGACAGTATTGACAACCCATTTAATCAGACAACAAAAACCTATTATCGCACGTATAAGTTAACCCCTGCTTATGGGCTGGCTAAGTATGCTATTAGCATTGAAAGGACAAACAATTCAAACTCTGGCAACCGCGTAACGTTGCAGGCGGCGCACGCCATCAACATCCGCGAGAATGTGGTTTATCCTGATGACACCCTTGTTAAAGTCACGGTGAAGGCCACGCTTCAGCCCACATCAGTTACTGAGCGCAAATATAATGCGCTCATCACCCGATGGACTATTGGATACAACAGAACAACCGGGACAGTAGACTATACGTTAACGCCATCAAGAAGTTTTGCAGATTCAGTGCTGCATAACTGGATTATTACTGCCGGTCAGCCTGAAAGCACCATTGACGTGGGAAGGCTCTATGAAATAGCTGATGCGCTGCCTGATGAGCGTCTTGGGTATTTTGATTACACATTTGACGATGAGGATAAATCAATCGGTGAGCGAATTCAGACCATCTGTGATGCAGCTCGCGTGACGGTTTTTTGGGATGATGGCGTTTTATCGTTTTCAAGAGATGAGCAAAAATCAACACCTGAAACTGTGTTCAATACCAGAAACACGCAGGCCGATGGCTACAAAATGTCTTATGACATGACTTTGCCGGGGTCATATGATGGCGTAAGCGTTCAGTACCGAGACCCAAACACCAACAAACAGGATTACGTTTATTATAAAGTTGGAACATCTGGTATCGAACCAGGAGAGCCAACTAAGCCGAAAAAATTCGACATGCTATATGTTCGAAATCTGTATCAGGCAACAGACCGGGCTATGCTTGAGTGCAATCGCCTGATGTACTCACGCCGAGGGATGGAGATAAAAGCGCTTGCTGATGGCGAGTGGGTGAACGTTGGCGATATGATTTCTGTTGTCGATATTTATGATTCTGTACAGCAAACAGGCGTTATCCGCTCAAGGTCTGGAAACACATTCACCACCAGTGAGCAGCTCACGGCGGGAAGCGGCCTGTTTGTGGTTATCACCGGCGCCAATGGTAATGTGTCAGAGCGTTTGGCTTGTACAGTTACTGGACTGAATACATTCGAGTGCGCATTACCATCTGACTTCGAGTTAAACATTTTTGATGGTGTTAATGTTCAGTCAGAATCAAGATATGCCATCTCAACAGAGGTTGAGCTTGACTCAACTTTATGGACAGTCAGCCAGAAAACTCCAGGCACAGATGGCACAGTGTCGCTCACAGTAACTGAGTACAATGACGCCATGTACGCCTACACCAACCCTGTTGCGTGATACAATAGGGCAATTAATGATTACGGAGATTGCAGCCGATGGCTACCACCCCAACTAACAAGCCAATCCCTTCTGAAGACCCGCGCGACCTGAAGTTTAACGCAGGGAAGATTGATGAAGAGGTCAACGGAATTGCTGATTACTACACCGACAGATTCGGCGTACAGAGGCTGACGAATACCGGCAGGAATAAGCAGTTTCAGGACGCACAGACTCAAAGGGAGTCTGAATTCGAGGTGTCACAGGAAGATAAGGAAGACAGATTTCAGCAATTTCTCTTAAACTCTGGTTATCAGTTTTTAGGAGACTATGAGGACGGGCCATATACAATAACAGGTATTAATCAAGTAATTCGTTATCAGAATGAGTTCTGGCGTTTAAATGCTGGCACTAATCCACCATATACAACCACTGGAATTAATAGCGCGTCGTGGACCACTGATGTTACTCATCTGGTAAGCGTTGGTGATGCAAATTTAAGACAGGACTTATCATCTCCTGCTGGCTTATCTTATATCGGGAAAGTAAGCACCGTTGCGGCATTACGTCTGTTAGAACCTCCCATTTCCGGTGGAAGTGTTATTCTTGCACGTGCTGTAACCGGTGGACCGTTATTGAATGCGATCATGACCCACAACCCAGCCCCATCTGACGCAATTGATGATGGCTACAGCCGTTTCGTGACTCCCGGCGGTGAAGTGTGGGACGCAGATATTAGTAACGGAACCAACGTATTTTTAGCAGGATATTCTGATTCTTTAAATAACCTGGCGCAATGTCTTAACCTCATAATCAGCCATAAAGTTTCTAAAGTAATTAGCCGCGGTTTTGTTGCCGGCGGTATTGGATCTAAATTAGTTGTCCCTGCAAACCCGCGGGCGGATGGCGTCACCACTTTTACAATGACGGCAGCAGTAAAAATACCCACTTTCCTGGCATTACATTTGCCACAGGGTGCTATTCTGGATTACTCCGCCTTTAACTCGGAAACAGCGTTAGTCGTGTCAAACGAGTTTACCGGGCTGACGCAAAACATGATGTTCCTGAATAACGGCCCCGGCTGGGGTTCAGGCGCGGGTGCTAACGCAGGCCACAATGAGGGCGGTATTTACGCTAACGGGGCGTTGCTGAAAGGTGGTAATACGCTTAGCAATCTGAACTTTACCACCTATCCCGGTCTGCGGGTAGGTAACGTCACCTATCCCAGCGGGTCTTATGCCCACTGTAGCGGCGCGCGGGTATTTGATTTGCGTGTATCTGGCTTCGCCGAGGGGCTTCGATTCGGCTCGGTAGATACCTATATCCCGTGGATTCGCGGTTGCCATTTTACGTTCAACAATATTGGTATCGCCACCAGGACTGCTATCTCGGGGTCGACAGCTCAATGGGCTAACTCCGGGGAAAGAATGCTGGTAGATTCATGCCTCATCGCTGATAACTTTAGCCATGCTCTATCCAGAGATGATCGAGGGGACTTTATCACTCTCAAAGATTGTAACATCGATTATAACGGTGGTGACGTTGTATTCTGCGGCCCGAAGAACTTAGGGAAAACTATTATTTCTGGTGGTCACGTGGAAGGTAATGCCGGTAAGCTGCTTAATTGTCCGACCCGCACAACCACTGCTGGCGAGAATAATCTAAAAATGACTGACGCGGTTCAATGGTATCCTAATACTGGTGTCGGTGATGTTTATGGTGGTGTTCGAGATATCGTATTTGGGACAACAATTCGAACCGTTCTCGATATGGATAATGTTGATATTTTCTGCCGTGCTCCGTATGTTAACGGCGCGTATTCGGCGTGGAAATCATATAACCCTGCTAACCTGGCAAGAATTCGTATTAAGTACCCTAACAGTGGTCAGACGTACAGATTCTTACCTTCTTATGACGGTAAGTATGGTTACAAAATTAATAACGTGTTGTTACTCTCAGGAACAGAAAACGCTAACGTCCCAACAACCCGAGGTTTGACGGATTTTTGGTGTATTAAGACCGGGTCCGCTACGTGCGTATACGGTGGCGCGGGGGACGCTGATAGTGATGGCTTGATCCCGGTTAAAATAACGTTAACGTCTGCTAGTGAAACGGTGCAGTTATTGCATAGCCTTGCGCAATACCCCGCACGTAATACACAGCATGCGCACGGCTTTTGCTCCATAAAAGCGGCAGCTGCAACCGGCGCCGTTAACGTGTCTGCCGTCGCGAGGGCGATCTCCAGCGTTACGCGATCAGCTAACCTGTCTACAGGCGCAGTTACCGACACTGAAAAATTGTATGGCGTCAACCAGAGTTCGGCGCAAAATATCCTAACCTCTCTGGCTAACTCCACGATATCAATCACTGCTAACGATTTTATGGGTACTCAGCCTCTGGCGGTACAATTGACCGGTGGGCAGTATTCATATCTCGGTTTCTTATTTACAGGTTTTGTCGGAACTATCTATGTGAAACTTCCTGTGTGGATGTTCTCCGATAACCATCCTTCATTCGGGTATCTGTAAGGGGCGAAGTATGTTCTATATTAAAAATAATACCGATGGCACGTATTCAGTGGTGTCGGACGAGCCGGAAGAATATTTAGTTTCGGGGGAAGGTGATATGCCAGAGTGTTTTGATGACGCTTTAGCGCTACTCAACTCACATCTGGCACTAAAAGGTATAAATAAGCCTTTAACTTTAAAAAGTGAGTAGTATTAAAGGGCCGCAAGGCCCTTTATTTTAATATTTTAGTAAGGAATATGGCGGTTAGTATCACATACGAATCATGCTGTAGCATTTGGTAATTCGCTGGTAAAAAAGGCACTATAATTGATAGAAGCGCCATAAAATGCCAGTAAGTAACACCTTTAAACATCGCATATCCTCCGACATACCACCTATACAACCCTTAAATCCTAATCCGCTACATCTTACATGGTTTGCAGGTCCAATGTATACCTGAGTTTATTCCGCTATCGCAACCGATAATTTGATGCTCCTTGATCTTTATAGCCCAATCATCAGGAAAAGAATAATTTCCGCTCTTTGATTAAACCTGTATAACACTCCCATCTGTTTTGCATGTGATGACAGCGCCAATAACAGCTACATCACATCCAAACTTAGCTATAAAGCCTTCGCTAACTTCGACAAGATCTTTAGGCATTTCATCACCTTTCTTGAAATTCCGCATTTTACATATACTCCCGCGATTAATTTTATTAACTTAAATGATATCACAATCCACATCAAAACGGAATATCATCACCAAAATCCATCGGCGGATCGTTTACCGGTGGTTTTGATGTGTTTGATGGTTGCTGAGGTTTACCCCATCCTGATTGCTGATTGCTTCCTGATTGTTGTCGCTGCTGTGATTGTTGGTTTCCATTATCACTTGATTTACCACCAATCATTTGCATAACGCCGTTCATCGGCTGCAAGACGATTTCAGTAGTGTATTTTTCAACACCGCTTTGATCTGTCCATTTTCGAGTGCGTAATTTACCCTCTATGTATACCTGAGAGCCTTTGCGCAGGTATTCGCCAGCCACCTCTGCCAGCTTTCCGAAGATAACCACGCGATGCCATTCTGTCTGCTCTTTCTTTTCCCCTGTTGCTTTATCGCTCCACTGCTCTGATGTTGCCAGAGACAGATTGCACACAGCGCCGCCAGATGGCATATATTTAACTTCCGGGTCTTGGCCTAGAGTGCCAAGAATAATTACCTTGTTGATTCCGTGAGATGCCATAATTTACCCTTAAAAGTTTTCGATGTTCTGTTGAGATGTTGATGGCTTCTCTTCGTTTGCAGATGAAGCTGGCGCATCTGCTTTCTGGAGTTTTGCCGGATTAAAATCGTCCTGCGGTGTGATAGTTACCGATGCTGGCGATTCATCATTGATGAATGATTCAATGCGCTCATACTCTTCTGCTGATGCCTTCAATGTAGGCCAGATTGCACGAATTTTTGCTTTCACTGAATCAGGCAAGTTAACTGCCTCGGCAGTTAACGCAGCAACGCCTTTCGACGCCGTCATTTGAAGTTTAGAGCGCCAGTGCTCAAACTCTTCGTCGACCTTGACACCTGAATCCACCCATTTAATTAAACCTCTCCCATGAGCCTCGCCTAAGTATCCTTCGTGTACACTATCACGGCCTGAATCAAAGAAGATTGGACGCAACTCTTCTGGTAGCTTGGTAAATTCCTGAATTTTTCCATTATCATACATCATCATGCTTACTGTCATTTCAAACATAAAATCTTTTTCGCATACAGCATGCAATCCGAGGGATTCAGGTTTCTTGGGGTTTTTAAAACTCGTTTTCTCTCTGGCTCGCAAACACACGATGATATGCATATTGCTCTGCAAAAGAGCGCTCATGAATTTTTTATGTTCAGACTTGGCTCGCTTCCAGTCTGCCATTGCCTTACCCTGCAATAGTGGTTGCTCTGCAATATCATTGCATCCTCCTTCACCTTCCCATTCGTGCGATCCTGAATCAATAACCAGAACCTTAACGCCTGCCTCCTGAAATTCCTCGATAGCCTGGCGGTAACGAGCTGGACTAAATGGCGCATACAAATCAGCGTGCATAAATGGACCGTCAAGCTCTCCAGAATAAAGCCTGCCACGACCATTTTCAGAGTCAAGAAATCCAATTTCTTCTGGTTTATCGACCATACCTCGCGCCATCTTTAGTGCCGTAAGCGTCTTGCCGCTACCAGACTGACCTGAAATGCCAATCACTATGCGAGAACCTGAACGCTCTGCTGGTTTAATATTAAGAATACCCATTTGCATCACCTCACTAGTTATAAATTAAATTGTTTTTTGAACCATTCCGGCGTTTCCATTTCGATGACCGGATTACCCATTGAGTAGCCAGGCCATGAATTGGCTTTTTTGCATGCCTTATAGATTTCCATCGCGCTGCGCAGCTGAATGCGACCAATGCGTAACTGTTCATCAGTCAGACGAATCAACGCAGGGATGAATGGAGATTTCTTCTCCTGCACCAGAAGATTTACCGAGCGAGGTGCATGCCCATAAGCCTCGACAAACATGTCGTGTTGCATCGCCATCTTCATAAAGTACCCTAGCCGCGCTGCATGGCGGAAAAACTCATCAGGCTTGGCGCTCACTGCTGTTTTGTAGTCGATGATGTCGCCACCTTTGGTAAGGCAGTCAAAGCGAACTTTTGCCTTCTCTCCGTTAAGTTCACCTAGAATTGACACTTCAGCATAAGCACCAGCGAGAAGACTGCTGTAATAGCTGTTTGCGTGGATTACAGCACGCATTTGCTGAATAGCGTCATAATCACCACCTTCCAGCATTTGCTTTCCTACAGCAGCTTTTTCAGCCTCTTCACGGATGACATCGTAAATTTTCACTGGCTCGCCAGTCGCCTGGATGATTTTGATCACCTCAGCTTTCGACTTTCCTGAAAGTCCTTTGATGCCTCGTTCTTTTGCCCATGAGTTCATATCACTTACAGTAACAAGCAGGTCATCACCAAAATCTTCTTTGGTTGGCATGCGAGCATATTCAGCATCAAAACGTTCAGGTTCAAGCAACGCAGTATGGCTACCTGTACCGAAGATAAGAGCTTTTGACTGATCATCTTCTTCGTCTTTGTAGCGCCATGCTGCCGGGCATCTGTCAAGTATATTCCATAAACCAGAGCCATTAATATGCTCGGTTTCTGAATGGTAATCCTGATTTCTTAATTCATTGTTAAAGTAAACCTTCATGATTCACCGCCTATAAAATTCCTTAAAATTAACTCGCCTAAATTCCTCTGCGGCATTTTTAGCATCCTCAATTGATGAGTATCTGCCAAGATTTTTCATCTTTCCATTTATTCTTCCGTATGCCATCCACTTCTTGTTTCTCTTGTCCCAATAAACACCCTTTACGCCAGAGGTGTTATTTTTAAACATACCTTTGTTAAAGGAACTCTCCGCCTTGCTTGCAAGTCTTAAGTTTTTTATTGAGTTATTGCTTGTATTTCCATCAATGTGATCAACAATCATTCCATCAGGAATTTCACCGTTAACATACGTCCATATGAATCTATGCAATAACCACTTTCTCCTTCCGAATGAGATAGCTTTATATTTCGCACCTCCTCTTGAGGTAATTTCATGTTTATGTATTGCAGAATCACCTGCTTTCGCTAATCCTCTACTCTTTCTCCAAAAAATAGAGCCTTCATCAGCATTAACAATAAGCCATTCATCTACATAATATTTATCCATACAACGCCTCTTTGGTATTATTGGATTGTAAGGTGGTATGAATTACTTGTCAACTCCAAAATAGAATAACGTCGCTCTTTTTATCTCCTCAAGACCATAAGCAATGGCTCCAAAGTGACCCTCTGCAATGGCGCACTCAAGAACATCAATCTGCGATGGCGATACTTTTGATTTTGTCTTGTCGCGCCTCTTCAGTTCAATCAGGCCGCATTTATGATTAATGCCGTTGGTTAGTATCACGTTGTCGCTTACACCGCTCCTGACGCCCATTTTTCGGCGTTTTTCGATGAATTGCGGACCACTCTTTGTTCCAGTCTCGTTAGGCACATGAAACCACAGAACATCAGGGAAGCGGTGCTGCATCCATGTGCCGTAACCCATCTGGTCAGTCTCTTCTTTAGGGCATTCTCCACGATAACCACTGTCGAATACCCATATCCCGCTTTCAAGCTGCTTCATTCTGTTCTCCTTTAAATTCTTTGCGGTGGATGATGTCGCGACCTTTATCATTAATGCGATGAGTGATGCGTTTTGGCGCTTTAATCAATCCCGCATACATCATGAATTGTTTGGCGTTCTGGCATTTCAGGATTCTCCCAGCCATCGACTTATCCTCAAGGTGAGGAAAGACCGCCTTTGCCTTAAACATGTTTTTCATGTGAGTTGCGCCACCGTATGGATAGAAAACCTCATTAGCCCATCCTTCTGTGCCATCACAACGGTTAATCCAGTAGCGATACAAAATACCTTCTCCGTCCTTCGTTAACTGGACTTTGAAGTCCATAACATCAGCCCACTCATTATCGGTATACGCACGCTCATTCAGTGCCGCATTAGGGTCGCGCAAAACATGATCGCAATGTCGGCAATAGCGCGCCGTTGGGTCGTTTTTAGTTCCGCATCCATCATCAAAAATACGTATTCCATGCTTATCGAAGCCGCAACGAATGTAACTGAAAAACTCCTCGCAACGACCATCTGGCGACAATGCATCCTTGCCAATGCAGCGGCGCGCATATGGGCTGTTCATCGTCTGGCATTTAGGGCATGGAACCTGCTCTCCGCTTCTCTTGGCACGCTGTGCTTCTGCTTCCTCAAGGATGGGGTCTTCATACAGGCCACCAAGTTCGAACATGGTCGAAGAGAAGTCCAGAACAAGGTGATCTTCTTTTTTATATCCAGCAGCAATTTGCTCTGGTTTAAGCAAGCGCATTCCTCTCCCAAGCAACTGAACCAGAAGGGTGAGGGACATTATTTTGCGCAAAATACAGCTTGTGTCCCATAGAGGGATGTTAACGCCAGTAGTTAGCGCCTGAATCTGGAGGACATATTTTATCCTTCCCTGGTAAGCATCTTTCAATGCCTTCTGCCTGGCCTTTGGCCCCATATCTTCCGTAACGATGGCATAACTGCCTTCTGGTAAATATTTGGCTGCTTCTTTGCAATGCTTCTTGCCCGCGCAAGTGATCAGAACGCCATTTCTGTTTGCGGTAAGCTCCATGACTTTCATCATTATTTTTTGCGTCATGGTTCCTTGCTCAAGAATTTCCTTCTGCATTGCATTCAGCTGTTCAAAGCTGAAATCCTGAGTGCCGTCCTGTTCAGATGAATGAAATTCAGAAAGGTCATAGTGAAGACCATCAGCATCACTTAAACCAAAAATTGTAGGAACAAGAAACCCCCTGTCCACCATGTATTTGGTGTCGATGTTGATCACCTCTTTCTTCCAGAAGGCACCTTTAATCGACTCAACGCCACGGAAAGGTGAGCCAGTTAATCCGATAATCCTTAGTTCATGTCCGTGCTTTTCTCGGCAGCGTTTCATGAAAGCATTTATTATAATTCCGTACTGTGTTACCCCATCGCCAACAACATCTGCCCAGTCGACCTGATGGCATTCGTCGATAATCAAATAGCGCGGACAGAAGTCGCTTAGCGGCTGTTTTTTTTCTTCTGTGTCGAAAAGAGCGTTTACTACCGTCCCCTCCGTACCCATCAGCAAAGGATAGGCGGTAGACTTCCTGCCAAGTCCGGCACTGAAAAGGGAGTTTTTAACGCCAAAATTCCAGCACTCCTCTGCATTCTGGCTAATAATCTCAGATTGTCTGGCAATAACCATACCCTCATATCCCATGTCAGAGAATCTCCGTGCCAGCATGGCAATCATGATTGTTTTGCCAGCACCAACAGATGCTGTTATATAAAACGGCCCCATATAACGACGAATCTCGTTAGAAGCAAGGGCATAGCAAAGCCACTGGTAATTTCTAGGCTCAATTTCTCCCGTGCTTATTTTGGTGCGCAATTCATCAATTGGTAGTTCGGATATCATTTTGTCTATTCTATGCATTTAATCACCTATGGCATATCAGGCCAGTAAACGTTGCTTTTAGATCTGTTTTCACTAGGGGCTAAAAGCTGTAGGTTATGCCAGCAATGCAATCCGCAAACAATTTTACTGTTAATCGGTACTATATGATCAACGTGCATGCCAAGTGCGGACGCTTTCTCATAAACTGTTTCTATCAACATTCTTTCTGATTCGAACCAGCATGGCACTGCCAGGCTCTTCAGATACTTATATTTTTTCTGGTGAAACCTGATAATTTTCTTGTTTTCCTCCCTCCATTTCTTGCATCTATTGCTATGAACCTCCTTGTTTTCTTTATAATAAACCTTTGATTTTTTGCTTATTTGTCTTTTGTTTTTATCATAATGAATTTTCTTATATTCAGCCTGACACCTTTTGCATTCAGGCCTCAAGCCATCAAGTGATGACTTGTTCTTGTTGAAATTTTCATCATTCGCTTCAAGCTCTGATTTGCACTTAGAGCATATCTTAAGCCCGCCACCAAGATAACGAAGTCTTTTCCCTTTGTTGCCATCACATGCCTTGCAGTGTGACTTAAAACCAAGCCGCATCTTTTTATCTGTATAGAAATACTCACTAGTGGCTGGAAGCATCTTTCTGCATCTTGAACATGCCTTTTTTATCCCTGAACTTTCGCACCCTGCACTTTCCTGAGCAACATTTTGCTTTTGCTGTTCCGATGAACTCATTTCCGCAAACCTCGCACTTCTTTACGGTGATAGCCATTTCCTAACCTCTATTGTAACGATTAATTGTTTCATTGCAAGTAACGATTGATTGTTTCATGCTGCTAAATTACAATGAATCTACATCATAGTCAACAGGAAGATTTTATGAAGTATGACTGGAAGGAAATAGAGCCTCTAATGAGAAATAACTGGCAGGCAGCCATCATGTCTATCGTCAATGTGGATAGCAGAGTTTTCAATGGTAAGCACCAGCCGTGCCCTTCATGCCTTGGCAAAGACAGGTATCGTTTTGATGACAACTTCGAAACAAAAGGCGATGGCGGTGCAATATGCAATCAGTGCGGTTCCGGTAGCGGCATGAACTGGCTGATGAAACTCTCCGGCATGAGCTTTCCTGAAGCACTGGAGGCGCTTGGAGGATTTCTGAACATGCACCCACGCGAAAAACTTGAGGCGATTAGAAAGCAGTTGCCAAAAGTCAATGGTGCATCGGACTGCCTTGCTCCAGAAGAAGTGGCGGCCATCATGGAAAAAGCAGGCGGCGACACCATAACCGGTAAAACTGGTGAACTGGTGGCAATCCCACTCTATATGGCTGTAACCATGTCGCCGTGCAACGTGGCTTTTCTGGCAGACGATGAAACCGTGTCATTTCGCGCGGGTTTTAGCCATGAATACACTCGTGGAAGACTTACGCGCGGCGCAGTGACACCGATTGGTGAAAAAACAGAGTGGACATACCTGGTTGCGGATTACCTCGATGCCTGGCGAGCACACCGGCTTACCGGTGCTCATGTCTGGTGTTGCTGGTCGCCGGAAAATATGTGGGAAGTTGTGCGCAATGTGAGCGATGAACAGCGAGCTAAACTTCGCTGCATCATTAATAATAATTTCGACGAGGTATGCGCCGCCGAGAATGCTGGCCTGCCGATACTGATTACTGATGATGGTCATGATATTCGACACAGCGTCGCCATCAGAAAAAGGCTGTATAGACCAGAAGAGCTATTTGAAGCACTAAAAAATAAACCCTCCTGATGGAGGGTTTTTTGTTATCCGTTAATATTTACTCTTATCGCAAACACTTTTACCGGCTCCGCACCGAAGTGTGGATGGGTAATGGTCTTCACTTCAAATCCGTCATACGGCACTACAATTCGGCGGCTATCGTCATCTTTTCGTGGATAGCCGCGAGTGATAATCAGCGTATCGTACCAGCGGTTAAAAATGCGATTACCCCAGTATGCATTTACCAGACGATACTCTTCTTTTTTTTCTCCGCGTTTCATCGCATCGAAATATTCACCTTTTACTGCAAGTTGCAATGTTGCCATTATTTTAACCTCGGATTCAGGTAAACAGTATTATTGAGGAATACGCAATATCCATCTTCTTCAAGAGACGGCAAAACGTTTGACTTGAGTCTGTCGTAAATATGCGGTATGCCCTTGAATGGCCTAACGTTTTTTAGTGAATCATAAAGCCATTTCACCGTGACATTTGTCTTTCCTTTTTGCGCAGCTGTGCGCAATTTTTCAGCAACGACGTCAATTTCTGATTTCTCGCCAGCGTATCCATTTGACTCAACGGCGTCGGTAAATGTTTTTGTTAGTGCATCATAAACGCTTATGGCGCGGCTTATATGCTCCTCACCAATAATTTTTGAGCGACGACCACCATCGCACCAGTTTTCAGCGGCATGGAATATTGCCGAAAGCCTGATTATTTGTTTGTCAGCCTTACCCATGGCGCCACGAAGCAAAACGTGATCCCATTTACCACCTGGCAGGAAATTCTTTTCCCACTGGTTTCGCAAAAGTCCAATCATACGCTGCGATTCTTTAGCGAGGGAGAAAACAACCTTCTCAGAAGCCACAAGGTTATGCACAAATCTGGCATATTCCGCCTTTAGTTCTTTAGGCATTGGCTTACTTACCGGGCAATCATTTTCCACATCCCAATGCTCACGATAACCCAGCATTGACTGCTCACGAAGCATCAGGAATCGCTCTGACAATCCGTTACCCCTGTCGCCAGCCGACAGAATGGCATCAATACTTTCATCCTGTGCAATGACGCTGATGTTACCAAGCACATAGCCAGATGAAACGCCACGACCAACGCGAGCTGAGCCAACAAACCCTCCATCCCAGCCTTTCAGGATGACCTCGGCGTTAGATTTCCCTCCATCCTTGCCATACGAAAGGCCAAGACAGGTATTTAAAACGCTTGCCTCATCACTTATCAGGTTGAAAAAACCACCCTCATGAATTGCCTGGTGCTGCACCGCTTCTGGCGTTGCATCAGTTAACGGGTATGTGATGGTGTAAAGACTTTCCAGTTTTTCCTTCTCTTTTGCAATGTCATCTCCAATGATGGCCTTCGCGTTCTGATTCGTCGCTTCCTTGTAGGCCTTCATCAGGTCTTCAATGCGAATGTTTATCTTTACAATTTCCTTCTCCATCTTTTTTGACAGGTTGTCATACTCAATTTTTATCGGGTTCATGTGCATTGAGTTGATGGCTGTCTTGCCAGCTGATGGCGGCTGCGACGTCACCACATACAAGGAAACAGGCAATTCAGAACCGTAGTATTCAACGCTAAAATTTCGCGTCATGGCACTGGCTACGCAGCCAAGCAGGTGCATGAATGATGTGCTGACGGGGAATTGAACAGCCCTCGCTGCTGCAACTGAATATCGCGTTATCAGGTCTTTCCTGTTGTCGCTGGTAAGCTCTATCTCTGAGTATGTTACATCCTTCTCCTGCCCTTCCTTAATTTCCGGCCACATGTTATGGCTTGGTGTCATGCCATGATGAATGGCTACGCGCGCCGCAGAGGTGTGCGCTTCTCTTGCCTGGTTGAAGATTTCCTGTGCTGTAATCATCATGAAATCCTTTTCACGTAAATTGTCTCTTTGTCAGGATATCCGGCTTTAGTGGAAAATTTTAAATCAGGATTCCTGCGCATGAAGTAATTGATGGCGTTCCTTAAACTCACAACGCCGCCAAACTTTCTTGCATCATAAGTTACCACCTCCCCAACAGCGATAGCTGCAAGCGAAGACAGCGCCGCATTCTTCTTTCCGTACTTATCAAGATACACATCAACCCCCTCATCAAACAAATCTATGTTGAATCATATCATAAACATTGAATCATGCAATCACAAACATTCATTGTGGGGCATATGGGGCAGCCTTGGGGCACCCTAGTTGCCCCAAACTTTTATACTCTAAGTATATGTAATATAATAATAATAGTAGTAGTTGGGGTAATGGGTAATATTATTATTCATATTATAGGTATTATTTTAACAATAAATTAACAAACTTGCGGCATTTTTATATATACAAGGGGATGGGTGTCAAAATTGCCCCACTGCCCCAAAAATGTTAAATCCCTTTAGTGACAAGGCTTGTGCGTGGGGAAGCCCTATGCCCCAACACCTTACCCACAGGGGTAAAATTTACCCCAATCTGATTTATTTTCACCATCATATTGACGTAGATTGAGCGCCATCGTATAGTTACCACACCAACAACAAATAGGTGATGAAGAATGACCAAAGCAATCTACACGCGCACTCAACTGGAACCAGAAATGGGCGCAGTGAAAGCGCAAAACTTTATGATGGCGCAGGCAATGCATGCATACGGCAACGGTAAGCGCGTCTGTCGAGTTTTTAGTGGTGAAGGCAAGCAAAGACGCATCGAGCAGGTAATCGTGTCATCTGGTAAAAACTAAACCGGTTTAGCAACGATGAATAAATTACTGGCAGTGGCTTTACTGGTTATCGCTAACGCGGCAAGCGCTGAGACTATATGGGTCACGAAGTATGCGCTGACCCGTGGCATTAAGAAGTACGAAAGCGCACAGCTATTCGCAGATGGTCAGGTGGCTGTAGTTGGCGATGTTTACTTTAAACGTGGTGAATACTGGCTTGATTAGCAACAGGCAAAAGAGCATGCGGAGACTTTGCGGCAACGCCGGGTATCTGCACTGATGCGTGAGCTTGAACGTTTACAGGCGGTTAAGTGAGGATTTATGGATATCGAAATTAACGAAGTTCAGGAAATTATTAAAAACCTTGAGAGCAGCGGTGAACTCTCAATCAAAGAGGAGAAATACCTCAAGATTGCAAAACTGTGCGGGAAGTTGGCTGCGGAGAAGGCGCAGCAGGAGAGGGAAAACTGGCGCACCAGCTTTGATAACGAGCGGTTCCGCGCTGATAAACTCAAAGCGTATATCGATGATATGGAACCCATCCGCGCAGCAGCCGAAAAACTGGTCCGCTGCAAAGGTCGCTATCACAGCGAGCAGAGCTACCGAGCGCTGGCGGCGCTGTTTGGCGTGAAAACTCCAGATCTGCCGCCGCTGGAGCATGAAAACGTCCATTATGCCGATGCTGCAGAGATGGAGATTGAAGCACTGCGCCAGCGCATCGCCGAGCTGGAGTCCCGCACCGTCACTGTAGAAAACCTGCAGGAGAGCGCCTACAGAGCTGGCTTAACTGCTGGCTGGAATCTTGGGCTGGCTAATAACAACGACGGGTTCAATAAATGCCTGGCGGCTCATGCCGCCGGCATCAAGGCGGAGGCTGAGTGATGGCTATAGAAAACCCGAAATCATGCCCGCACTGCGGCGGTGAGAATGGATTCCACACGAAAGAGGTTGTGGATTACAAACAGTTTTATGCTTGGGATGGTTCATTCCTTGAGGGGCAGCACACCAGCGGCATTCGCGGCGGGAAAGCGTTCTACTGCTGCGACTGCGGTCGGAATATAACATCGAGCATCAATAAGCCAGGAGCCAACCAATGACCAGCAAATTAACCAGAGAGCGCCTGGTAAAAATTAAATCCTGGCGGGAAATTTACGGCGCAGGAAGCAACGTAATGCTGCCAGCAGAAGAAGCGGAAGAGCTGGCCTGCTTGGCGCTGGCCGCAATGGACAGCTAGCCGGTGGCTGTAACCGACGATGAGCTTAATGCCGCGCTACAGCTTCATCGCCTGAAGGTTGACGGTCACAGCCAGCTTTCGGACGCCTTCCGAGCCGGTTTTAGGTACGCTCGACGTACCGCCCCGCAGCCAGCGCCGGTAGTACCGGAGGATGTTCGCCAGGCGCTTAGCATAATGGACGATGAAATTATTGCTGAGCTGGACGCCGAAGAAAGCGCCTGCCGCGCCGCCATGCTCAACGGAGGTAAGTCATGAAACCCTACATCATCCGCAGACTGATTGCCGTATCACTGCTGGCATTCTGGATTGCTGCTGCATTAGCCGTCTACTTTATCGTGAGGTGAATCATGCTGTGGAGCGATATTCAGGCTGCATGCGAAGAGGCTGACTTTCTGTATGAGGAGACCGGAAAGCATCATGATGTCATTCAGGTTGGCAGCATGATGATGGTGGTTGAGCATAACAGCATGCTTCGCCATATGTACTCGACGACGAGGTATCAGTGATGCCGCAAAAATCAAAGCAGGAGGTGTGGAAGGCTGCGCAGATTGAAGGCGTTGACCACTTTATAACAGCAATCGCCAAAGCCTTCCCTGATGCGATTGAGGTGGTTCATGTTAAAAGCAATAACTGTAATGTTTGGTGTTATGCGAAAACTGATGTACAATCATCTCATCAATCATCACCCACCACCATTTAACCCGCTTCGGCGGGTATTTTTTATGGCTCATGCGACATGGTGTAGAATCTGATACAATATCCAATAACGGAAAAATAGCGGAATATTGATAGGTTTTATCTATGGCTAAAAAACTATTCAGTAGCGAAAATCAACCACAGAACAAACGCGGGAAGGACAAGAGAAAGCTGCTTGTAGAGGCTCTTGAGCGCAAGGGATTCAGCGAGGAAAAGCTGTACGATACCATTATTGAAATGGCAATGATTGAGCGCGATACCGCAATGATGAAAGAGCTTATCGTGCGGTTCAACCCCCTACCCAAGCCTGTAGCCCCTGTGTTTGAGGTAGACTTCCCGGATGATGGAACTCCGGTAGAGAAGATTGACGCAGTCATTCGCGGCATTGCATCCGGCATTATTCCCGCCGACCTTGGCAAGATGTTTGCCGAAGTTATTAAGACCGGCCTTGACGTCGCGGAAGTAACAGAGCTTGCGGCGCGCCTTGAGCGACTGGAGAAGCTACTGGAGCAGCAACAGTAACTGATTTATAATAATTAATGCGGCAAAGGGTAGCTCCCTGCCCGGATTGGTCTCCGGGCTGCTGCATCCAATCAATAGACCGCCTGTAACCGAGGATTCAAGAATGCCATCATTAAAAGAGCTCGCTCTCACTCAGGAAAGACTTAAGCATCTACTGCATTACAATCCAGATACTGGTGTTTTCACATGGGTTCAGCGCGCCTCAAAAAGCGTAAGAGTTGGTAATTCAGCGGGCAGTAAGAATAAGTCAGGCTATATAGATATACGCATCGATAAGTCTTTACACAAAGCTCATCGGCTTGCGTGGCTTTACATTTATGGTGTGTGGCCCAATGGGAAAATAGATCACATCAATAACGTGAAGACAGATAACAGAATCTGCAACCTGAGAGAAGCAAGTAATAATGAAAACGGATGGAATGTTGGTAAACCATCGACAAATACGTCAGGAGTAAAAGGTGTGAGTTGGGATGCAGAGAAAAATAAATGGAAGGCGCATTGCAGGGTTTTTGGGAAAAAATATACGGTAGGTAGGTCTTCGTCAAAAGAAGATGCTGAGAGAGCTGTGGCGGAGTTCAGAAATAAACATCACGGGGAGTTTTGTAATCATGGCTAGAAAAAGACTCTCAAGTGTGGCAATCGAAAAACTTGAACAGGTAGTTGGCAACTCAACTGCAAAGCCAGAATCAGCAGTTTTTGGGCTTGTAGATAACTTACTCCAGGATGGCGCTCCAAATGTCGTAAAGCGCCTTAAGATGACAGCCACCGGAGTATCTGAAACTGATGAAGAGCCAACAATATTAATTCCTGAGCGAATGGAGCTATTACTTTATCCTCGTCGCTTTAAAGTGTTCTATGGTGGCAGGGGGTCAGCAAAATCGAGGTCGTGTATATCCTACCTTATCGAAAAAGCAAGATTCCGCAACAGTCGCGTTGGTTGTTTCCGTGAGATACAGAACTCGATCAAAGAGTCAAGCTATGCCGAGCTGGTCGATGAGATAAGCAGGAAGGGGCACACTCAGGAATACCGTTGCGTTGATGGTGAGATAACCCACCATTCAACGAGGTCAAAGTTTGTTTTTCGTGGTCTTTGGCGAAACATAACCGCCATCAAAGGTATGGCTGGCCTTACTGATGTGTTCTGTGAAGAATCCGAAAATATCAGTCAGGTGTCATGGGATACATTAATCCCGACAGTCCGCGCTGCTGGTTCTGAAATTATTATTGTTTTTAACCCGAACAAAGAGACGGACCCGACATGGACTAACTTTGTTGAGCCTTACATCGACAAGATGGTAGATGGCATATATCAGGATGATGACATCGTTGTTGTCAATGTTAACTACGTCCACAACCCGTGGTTCACTGAAGAACTGAAGCAGCACATGAACCAGATGAAGGCGGTAGATTATGACCGCTATCTATGGGTTTATGAGGGGTTGTTTAACAGGCGATCAGATGAGGCCGTACTTGGTGGTAAGTGGCAGACTCTTGATTTCGAGCCATCGCCAGATTGGGGCGGGCCTTACTATGGTATTGATTTTGGTTTCTCGCAGGATGCTACGGCAGCAACTGAATCTTATGTCGAGGATTTGGGCGGCGGAAGAAGAAACCTGTATATCTACCGCGACTTTGCAAAGGTTGGTCTTGAGATAACTGATACGCCAGAGGCTATGCGACTGGCATTCCCCGGCTCCGAAAAATACAGATGGTATGGTGACTGCGCAAGGCCAGAAACAATAAGCCATATAAAGCGCTCAGGTTTTGATATCCACCCGTGCGCAAAGTGGCCTGGAAGCATTGAGGACGGAATTACATGGCTCAGGGGTTGTGACAGGATTTTTGTTCACGAAAGATGTAAGACTGTCATTGAGGAGTTTACTCTTTACAGCTACAAAGTGGACAAGCTCACGGGAAATATACTTCCTGATATCATCGACAAGCACAACCACGCCACAGATAGTTTGCGCTATGGCCTTGGCGATCACATCGTACAGCGTGGCTCTGGATGGATTAGAAGGAGCAGGAGATGAGATGAGACCCCAGCAGGGGTCTATTTATAAAGCCAGCAATGAATCCCCGCATTACGCATGGCGGCATAAATCACATCATCAGACACGACCGCCATTGCCACTCTGTCTGCGTCAATCTGCTGGTGCGAAGCCATGATGTCATCATAGAAAACATCGTTAGCATGCAGCCACTCATACGCATGCTTTGCCCTCATGATAAGCACATCATGCCCGGCAGAGTAGAGCGACTTAGCCAGCGCAATGTTGCCAGCAATAGCATTTCCTTCAGCATCGCGCAGCACGCCATCAAGCTCGAAAATGACACATTTCATAAGATTTCTCCGAGAGGTTTCATTTTAATCTACGCCATGCTAGAATCTACGTCAAGGCGCATTGACATAACTACATCACCGGGGCATCATGAAGGCATACTCATCTTTTTCGTGGGAGCAGAAGGAAAAAATATACTCACTCGCAAGGGCTGGCGTGTCTGATGAAGCGCTGTGCGAAAGGTACGATGTAGATGAGGCTATACTTCTGCGCATGTATGATGAAGTGCTGTGTGAGTTGCAGCGACGCCGTGGTTATAGTGGCCTGAAGACGATTAATGATTTCTTTCGGAATGTTGAGCTAAATAACGATGAGGGTGGTGATTTATGATTATTGAAGGTGAAATTTTTGATGATATATCAACTACGGAGCTTAATCCGCAGTCAATGAACATCAATCAAGATGGCGACGCAATAGTCATCGACAAACACCAGGCCGCGCAGCTTATCGAAGTCCTGCAACGCTGGCCTGTGATCTTGATATTGGTGATGAGCGAACCGAAATGTTCGAAATCTACGGCGTGCTACACAACCTCGGTCGCAGTGGATACGCCCGCCATGTAGGTCAGTGCACGAATCCTCTTCTCGCATCCTGTGATGATGACGAAGATGATGATTGGGACGAGGATGACGACTGATACCATGCTATAATCCCATCCATGCGATGGGATTTTTTTATGGTGACGAAATGTCAAAGTTAGAGGCGGTAAACGCCTATATTCAGCAGCGAGTGGCGAACAATAACAGGCTCATCGAGCGGCAGCGCCGGGAGTTTGGCGGGAAGAACCTTGACCAAAAGCACGACAGGCTTTGGTCGGAGTGTGGTTACAGCCAGGAGATTACAGCAGCAGATTTCCGCTTTGCCT